CATTCAACCTTATGAATTTATTTCAAAAAATAATTTATCATTCTTTCAAGGAAATGTTGTTAAATATGTTTGTAGATATTTAGGTAAAAATGGTATTGAAGATTTACAAAAAATAAAACATTATTGTGATTTAGAAATATTAAAATTAAAGGATTTAAAAAAGAAAAAATAATGAGTTGGGAAGAGTTTAAAAGATTAGCAAAAATAACAGAAGAAAACTTTGCAAAAAATTTAAAGGATCCTGTCTGGGCAGATAGTAAACAAGATATGTTTGAGCATTGGGATGTAAAAGGAATTTTAAATGGGGAACTCTTAAAGTTTGATGTTAAAGGAATGAAAAAAATAAATCGTTCAGATCAAGATAAACAAGATGATATTACATGGATTGAAGGAACTAATGTAAGAGGTAAACCTGGTTGGATAAAAGGTAAGGCAGACTACATTGTTTTCGAAAGAACAGATTACTGGTTAATAGTTAAAAGAAAAGAATTATTTGAATTTATTTGGAATAAATTAGAAGAAAATAATTTTAAAAAAGGTAAAGGAATATATGAAATTTATCAACGTCAAGGCAGGCTTGATAAAATTACTATGGTTCCTTTTAAAGATGTTGAACAAATTGATAATATAAAAAAGAAGAAGTGACACGAAGTATAAGAAAACTAATAATTAAATTAAGGATGTGGTACGCAGATATAAGAGGACATCACGGTAAAAAATGGAACTATGAACCTAGTGAATGGTACATGGGTCGACACAAGAAAAGGAAAAAATAATGCCAAGTTCTAGAACAATAAAAAAACATATAACAGTAGACAAAGTTAACTTTACTTTAGAGATATATCCTGCAAGAGAAGGTTGTTCTGGTACAGAAGGCCCTTTTTGGGAAATCTTTCCTGAAGATTATCAAGCAGCCTTATATGCATTTAGTAACAAAGATAAATTAAATAAGTTAATAATAAAAAAGTTTTTATGAAATTAAAAGAGAGGTATTTTGCTCCTATAGAGGAAGTAAATAATTATGTTGCATCTAAAGCTAGAGGAAAAGTTTTAGAATTAGGGCCAGGAAATAAACCTTTTTTAAAAGCTACTCATTTTTGTGGCCATAGCGAAGAAGAAAAATCTCGCTTAGAAAATTATTTAACGTGTGATTTCTCATCCCAATTTTTCCCATACAAAGATAAAGAGTTTGATTTTGTTTATGCAAGACATGTAGTAGAAGATTTATATAATCCAAAACATTTTTTAAATGAATGTAAACGTGTTTCTAAAGCAGGATATTTTGAAACTCCCTCGCCTTTAATAGAAACGTTTAAATTTATTGAAGGTGAAAAAAGTAATTATAAAGGTTATCATCATCATTTTAGTTTTGTCTGGTCTAGATTAAAAGAAATTTATATATTGCATAAGTATCCAATAAGTGAATATATAGAAATTAAATTAAAAGATAATGAATTTTTAAAAGATAAATTTATGTGGAATAATTACTTTTTATGGCAAGATGATTTTTTAATAACTCATTGGGAACATGAAAAGAATTTTAATACAATAAGAGATTATCCAAATCTATTGGTAAAAGCTGTAAACGAAGGTATTTATAATTCATTAAGATTTAAACAAGAGGTATTAAAAAATGTTTAAGCCTTTTGAATGTCATTTTGATTTTTATAAAAAATTAAAATCTTTTAATGTAACTTTAAATAACTTTGTTGATGGAGGTTGCCACCAAGGTTCATGGACAAAGAGAGTAAAAGAAATTTATCCTAATGCAAATTATTACATGATCGATGCTCAAGACATACATAAAGAAGAACTTGAAAAACTAGGTAATTTTTATTGTGTAGGCTTAGGCCAAAACGATGAAGAGAGAGATTTTTATTTTGCAAAAGATAAAAATAAATCAACAGGTTCTTCATTGTATGAAGAAAACACTAATATAGAATTTGATAAAAGGAAAATACAAGTTAAAAAACTATCTAATGTACTTCCTGATCAAAATTACGATCTGATAAAACTAGATTTACAAGGTGCTGAATTAGAAGTTATTGAAGGATCTTTAGATTTATTTGAAAAAACAAAGTGGGTACAGTTAGAATGTCCTGTTTATAATAACAATAAAGGGGCTCCTTTGTTTGAACATTATATTAACTACATGGCTAATTGTAATTTTAAAGTATTTGATATTGATAACGTTTTTTTAAATGGAAAATTAATGAGTATCGATTTTATTTTTAACAATCAAACCCTTCCTCAAGTCACTTCGTTAGAGGGAGAAATTCACTATGAAAAAACAAAATGAGCTTACAATTAGTATTTAATATGAAGAAAAATATGTGGTCAGCACCCAATGAGTTTAAAGACTTATCTGGTTATTCTGAAATAGCTATCGATTTAGAAACTAGAGATGATGGTATTAATGAAAGACTAGGAGCAGGTTGGGCGTTTGGTAAAGGAGAGATTGTAGGATTTGCTGTTGCTGTAGAAGGTTGGCAAGGTTATTTTCCTTTTGGTCATTTTGGTGGGGGTAATTTAATACCTGAACAAGTTAAACAATATATGAAAGATGTTTGTTCTTTACCTGCAACTAAAATTTTTCATAATGCACAGTATGATATAGGTTGGTTAAAAGCATCGGGTATCGAGGTCAAAGGTAAAATAGTTGATACTATGGTAGCGGCAGCATTAATAAATGAAAATAGATGGAGTTATTCTTTAAATGCTTTAGCGATTGATTATTTAGGGGAAGTAAAAGCTGAAGCGGATTTGAAAGAGGCAGCGGCCTCACATGGTGTAGATGCTAAAGCGGAAATGTGGAAGTTACCTGCTGAACATGTTGGTCATTACGCAGAACAAGATGCACGGCTCACGCTCCTTTTATGGCAAAGATTTAAAGCTGAGATCAGAACACAATCTTTAGAGACAATTTGGGAATTAGAATCTAATCTACTTCCAATCTTAATTGAAATGAGATTCAAAGGTATTGATATCAACTTAGAAAAAGCTGAACAACTAACCAAAGAATTTGTAGGACAAGAAAAAGTATTATTACAGAAAATAAAAAAGTTAACGGGTAGAGATATAGATATATGGGCTGCTCGACAAATTGGCGAAGCTTTCGATAAACTTGGTATAGACTATCCAAGAACTGAAAAAACCAATGAACCATCTTTTACTCAAAATTATTTATTTAATTCTCCTCATGAAATTTCAAAAGTTATAGTACAGGCTAGAGAAGTCAATAAATTTCACGGTACATTTTTACAAGGTTTAATCAAATATAATCATAAAGGAAAGATACACGCTGAGATTAACCAACTAAGATCAGATAATGGCGGAACTGTGTCTGGTAGACTATCTATGTCTAACCCTAATTTACAACAAATTCCTGCTAAAAATAAAGATTTCGGGCCTAAGATAAGAGGTTTATTTGTGCCATCTGAAGGCCATAGATGGGGTTCTTTTGACTATTCTCAGCAAGAGCCTAGGTTGGTGGTGCATTATGCGTCTTCTATTGGTGAGGGTTATGAGGGCTCTAATGAGCTAGTACAGTCTTATGCTAACGCTAGTGCGGATTTTCATCAAACAGTAGCTAATTTAGCAGGTATTGAGCGTAAACAAGCTAAGACTATTGGGCTTGGTTTAATGTATGGAATGGGAAAAAATAAATTAGCAAATGAATTAGGTCTAAATCGAGAAGAGGGAGATAAAATTATTTCACGATACAATCGAAAAGTACCTTTTGTAAAATTATTATCTGATCGATGTATGAAAAAAGCTGATGAAGAGGGAGTAATTAGAACTAAGCTTGGTAGAAAATGTCGTTTCGATATGTGGGAGCCAAGAGATTGGGGACTATGGACTAGTGAAACTTTTGAAAACGCTGTCGCTAAATATGGAAAAGATAATATTAAAAGAGCAGGAACATACAAAGCATTGAATAGATTAATACAAGGATCGGCTGCTGACCAAACTAAACTTGCAATCGTTGAATGTTACAAAGAAGGTTATCTACCTAAATTACAAATACATGATGAATTATGTTTTGATGTTTTAACAGAAGAAGATGAAAAGAATATTAAAAAGATAATGGAAAATTGCATGGAATTAAAAGTTCCCTCAGTAGTTGATAAAGCTATAGGAAATAATTGGGGCGAAACTTCTTAATTGACAATTATTTAAAATTTTTATAATTTGATCTTGTTTTATAAATAAGTACCTCAAGGTTTATTAACTGGTTCAAATCTTGAGGTGCTAAAAAAATGAATAGCACTTGTAAAATTTGTAATAACACAGCTCACATCATTGACGAAAAAGAATATTTTTGTGCAGGATGTATGATGAAAATAATAAGGCAACAAATATCCCGTAACAGTAAACCTGTTTTGAAAAAAAGTATTACCAAAAAAACTAACTAAACGTTAGCTACTAAATCGTTTTGATCTGGTTGGTAATCTTTGTGTGCGAGTCTACATATCTCTACGTCAGCCATGACCATTTTTTTTCTGACTCGTCTTATTTCTTCTTCGATGGGTTTCATGTCAACAGTAACTCTACCTTCAACTAGGTATTTGTTATTCCATCTGTTTTCAAGCTCCATCTTTCTGGCTAACAACTCTTTGTTTGCTTCTGGGCTCATAGTTTATCTCCTCATAGAAAAAGTATAAATAATCTGGTCTATAAACTCCCTCATCTTCAACCGAATAGTTTCCTTTTTCTAATTCGTTTATGAAGTCATCTTGTATCTTGTCGTCATTTTGTCTTTTAAATTCTGAGACAATCAGATGTCCTCCTTGACGACATTGGACACGATAAGCCTTCATGAGATAATATACACTAGTTTATACGGGTGTGTCAACTTTTTTTGTTGATTGACAATGTATCTCCAAACCAACAATAAATAAGTTTCTTTCATATAATTTTATTTCTAAATCCTCGTGAAATTGCTTTGCTCTATTAACACATTTTTCCGTATTTTCATAGTAAATTTTAGGTTCTTCCCAAAAATTAAGGCACCTAACATCTGTAGGTTTATCAAAAGGGGCTACACAAATGAATCCAAGTAAAAAAAAATATTCTATCATTCTGTAAGAATATCACACAAAAATTTGTATTGATATCTATCATAATTTACGATAATAGGTGGGACATCAAAGGAGTAATTATGGATATCAACAAATGGAAATCCGTTGCAGTTAGAAAAGACGACTACGAAGTTTTAAAAGCTATCTCTAAAAATAAATTTAGAGCACCAGCATCTATGATCAGTAAACTCGTCAACGATTATGTAATTTATCAAGCTAAAAAAGAAAAAACTAGCCCTGATACTTATAGAAAAAAACTTTTAAACGGAAAATCTTAAATTTACCACGATAATTATTAAGTATCTTCTGAGAAGATAACTCAGAAGAGCTTAATAACAATTACTTGTAATTTCACATAAAATCTAATAAAGATTAAAAATTGACATAAATTTTTATGTCAAGGACTTTAAACTATGAATAAAAAACATTACAATAGAGCTATGTCTTATAAATTTGACGATCTTTTGGACGATGGTAATATCAAAGACTTTGAAAAAAAAGTCGCTACTTACAGTCGTGAAGAAATAAATGAACTCATGCACGAAATTCATAACGATACTGAATTTCTAATGGACTCTTACGCTCCCCCAAAGCTAATTAGGTACTATCATGAGCTATTATCAAGACTTATTAAAAATTATGGGCATTAATTTTGCTACCGAAATGGTTAAGCAAGATAAATCAAGCGAAATTAAACTTTGGAGAGCGGTCATCAATAATGCTTTAGGTGATGTCATTTTAACCTTGTCCGACAGAAAATCATCAATAAAAAAAATGCAAGTTCATCATTGGATTATGAACAATGATGATGATTTTCAACAA